AACCGGATATAAAATTCACGGTTAAGAGAGGGTTTCATCCGGTATTTATTCCCGGCATAACGCTGACGCTCCTGAATGGTTGCGCCGGTCATATCACATTCCGGTAACCCCAGATAACGCTCCCAGTCTTCCAGCAGCAGACGGGATGAATCAGGAAAACGTTCTGCCAGCATCTGGTTACCGGTCCAGGAAACACGCTCCGTGGAATGACTGAGGCCCAGGCACAAAGCCGCAAGAACGGATGACGGCCGCTTATCCCATGCCAGCCCGTCAGGCAGCAACTGCAACAGGGCACGCTGATGCGGGGTCAGGGTTACAGCCATGTGATTTCCCCCACGGTCAGCAACTCTGTATCTCCGGCCATCACGGACTTCAGCGGGCTGCGAACTTCAAAATCCTCCAGTCCTTTCACCCCTGCAACAGCCCGCCAGAATGATGAAGGCAATACAAGTCCACCCGGCCGCGATTCGTTATAAAGCAGGTCCGTTAATGCCTGTTTTACGGCAGCCTGATTTTCCGGCGTTTTGGGTACAATCCTGATCTCAAACGCCACCGGCTTATTGGTCAGCTTAAACACGCTGATTGTCGGCCCAAGTGGCTGACCAACGGGCTGGCCCGTCGCCGGATCATCATGACTGCGGATATAATCCGCCACCCGCTTCACATCACCTTCTCCGGGGAAAATGTCAGGGTTATTATCCTGAACAAAAGTCACACCAACACTACCCGCCTCAGGCCATTCAGGCTTACACCATGCCCGCGTCACGCCCGGTACTTCCCGTGCCCAGCGTTCAAAATCATACTGTGTTCCCCCTGATGGCGGGTTCTGTACCCGGAATACCAGCCTGGACAGCAACTCCGGCACCGTTTCCACATCCGCACCACCGGTGAGTCCCGTGCCGGTGACCGTGGCTGTCTGGTTGATGCCCGCCTGTGGCGTGATAAAGGACAGGCGGGTTCCGGTCGGGGTATTTCCGGCGCGCCCCGCACTTTCCGCCTCCACATTAACATTCAGTGTTCCGGCTTTTCCGGTCGCAGAGCCGGTGATGCGGTACACAACACCATCGCTTCGCTGAAGGAGTACGCCTTCCGTGATCCCTGCATCCGTGGTCAGCATCAGTTGTACCGGTCCGTCAGCGCGGGAAGCCGGTTTACGGATGACACCCCAGAATGCGCAGTGTTTCAGGAGTTCGGCTTCATCAGCTTCTGTCGGAATTATCTGCCGGGAGATCCAGGCCAGATGTTCATGCTCCTGTGCTGACAGACCCGCGAGTGCATACGCAATGGCATTCAGGGTGGTTTCATTCACGCCCGGCTGCGAACCGGGCAGGCGCTGGCTGATATCCTGTTGTGTCTGTGTGATCAGTTGCGCCAGTGGTAAGGGCTGATAAGGCATCATTCCCCCTTCATATCAGCATAAAAAATCATCGGATGTCTGCTTCCGTCCGGCAGGGTAATTTTCACGGAAAGCGAAAGGCGAGCATGCCCCACACGCATGGCATGACATACCACGGATGTGGCAGCACCGCTTTTATGCAGCCACGCCAGCGCTTCATCAGCATAGGCCTGTGCACGGCTGACCACGGAGGACAGCGTCTTTTCACGGCTTAACAGCCAGAGACGGGAGCCAACGGGGCGCTCCCGGAAACTGTCTCCCCACCATCCCCGACGGTCACGGGTGCCGTCAGGGATTTCATCGGAATCCAGCGCCCGCCTGTCCGTAAACAGTGAAATAATGACCGCAGTCAGCAGGCTGTTATCCGTCAGAAGATCTGCGCCGTTCAGTTGCAGGGAACCGCAACCCTGATCCCAGACGACAGCAATATCAGCCATTCTCTGGTCCTCCCGTTTTGCTGCCTTCACCGTTATCGTGATGCACATGACCTGAATAGGTGATCCCGGCAATAACCGCTTCGGACATCGTGAACGTCCCCTGTGATCTTCCGGTGCCGTCAATGGACACATTGCCTTTGACATGCAGGTTCTTATCCACTGTGACATTACCGGTAAAGTGAGCCTCCGGTGTATCCACCTGAACACCTTCATCGGCGTAAATCTCCAGCGTCTTACAGGTCACAATGATCCGGCCGTTCTTTGTCAGACGTATACGGTGCCCCTCATGGTGATACACGCCGGTATCTCCGGCGGTAAGTCCGGTCGGGCGACTGCGGCGGTCTTCCACCACAAGCACCACGGCCTGATCCCGTTGTCCGCCAGCACAGGCCAGAAAAACTTCCGCACCAGGCAGGGGGACGCTGATTTGCCCGTACTGCTGGGGGCGTTCAACGTCATCAAAGGTTTCACCATCCATACCGGTTATTTGCACATTCTGGATTTTCAGCGTGTCCGTTGTGCCGGTCAGTACACCACGCCCGAACAGCAGACGAACACCCCGCATTACGGGGGCCAGAAGGCGGCTGATGACTTCGTCATTCATCATTGAATTTAATCCCCTGTTTTTTCATCTGTGCCCGCACGAAGGCGTCCACGTCACCCGCATTTCCGCTTCCGCTGTTTCCCGGCTCTGCCGGAACAATAAAGCCGTCACGGGGTGCCAGAATCAGACGGGTGGTTTCGCCGTGATTTGCATCCAGCGAAAACTCCACCTGACAGACAAGAAGATCACGCTCTTCCACTCCGGTGCGGGGAGCCGTGACAGCCGTCAGCAGGTTGATATCCCACAACTGGCCGTTCTCCCTAAACCAGTGCCGCACGGTGGCTGTCAGGCGCACAGAGCGGGCAACCGCCCGGCGCATTTCCCGGACAGCCCTCTGGCGTGCACCGTCTGCATCAACAGCATGATCCGCCAGCACAATTTTCGGTCTGTAACGGTGGATGGCACTGTCTGTCACCGTACCAACGGGTGCGGCCAGCGTTCCGGCTGTCAGTGCATCCCCGGCATGACCACCACCACGCCCGTGCCCCCGTACACGGTATTCACTGTAGCGCAGACGGTGATCCACGTTGTGATCCAAATCCAGCAGATTTTCGCCCAGCGTCAGCGTGTCGCCACGCTGACTGCCGGCCTGAGTGAAAACCAGTTCACCGGCGGCATTACTGGTTACCAGGACGCCTCTGTGTCTCGCGGCCCTTGTCAGCGCATCTGCCACGGTTTCTGAGTTTTCCAGTGTGAAGGTGGAAAAGGGCCGGGCTGCCGTTGCATCATTTACCTGCCAGCGCACCGTGACCCCGAACGGAGCACACAAATCTGAAGCAATGTGCTCCAGCGTGCGGTTCCTCCACTGGCTGCCCGGATGAATGGCTGAACAGTCCACCAGGTCACCGGTTTTATCCCGTCCGCTGAGCGTGATCTGAAAACGCGTGGCGCTGATGCGCTGCCGGACCTGATCCAGCCAGCCAGTGATCACAGGCTGACCGTCAATGCGCAATTCCAGAGACTGACCGGCACGGACGGATGACGGAAGGCGTACACCGGGCATCATTACCCCCAGTTCAAAGGAGCCCGCCAGATGTTCAAGAGAGCGACGAACACTCACCGTCAGCCAGCCGGAAAAAATCTCACCGCCCAGATACAGTTCAACCCTGCTGCTCACTAATCACCTCCACTGAATGGCCTCCGGGAATGAACAGCGGATCAACAATACCGTTACGGCGCACAAAACGTTGCCAGCCGGTACTGTTCCCGGTGGCACGGTACAGGGTCACCAGTGCAGGCTCGGTGGTACGTACAGTCACTACTGTTGCACCGGGTAGCTGAACTCCCCGTGTATTCAGATCCTCTGTCAGTGCCAGTCTGGCATCACGAAGCGTCAGCGCCGTGGCGGTATACCCCTGCCCGGACAGTGTCATCACCTGCCGTTCGAGCGCTTCGCTTAAGTCACGGTTAATGCGCTGAAGATCAACTGAACTTTCCAGCCAGACAGGCCAGGTACGGTGGGCTGCGTCACTGTCCGGCAGGGTTTCCTGACTGAGAACCTGATCCAGCAGTTTTCCCACGGTCTGTGCCTGGGCCACCACGGCAGCACTCTGCATTACCGCCCGTATCAGACGAATATTCTTTTGTGCTGCCGGTGTCAGACCGATGAGAGTCTGCGGATTATCCTGCTCATCCAGCACGTAACGCAGGGAAGATAATGTCCTGTACAGTTGCGGCATTCCCTGAGAGACGGCGGATGTCGTCCGGCCGATACTGCCACCGGGCCGGGTATTCAGGCCTCCTGAAGACAGTGACGGCAGCGATGGCAGGGTGATCAGGGCACTGAAAAGCCCCGCAAAAGATGAGGCCATGCGGGAAGGTGCTGTCAGTAATGCCGTGGCATTCCCTTTCAGCGCCGTGAACGTGGCAGTAAAGGCACTGATATCCTGTACAATCCCCATGCCGGAAACGGCATTTTCCAGGGCGGACACCTTATCGCTGATGGTTTCGGTCATTGCCTGGACATCGTGCATTCCGTCAGAAATCACCGTCCAGCCCGCTTCCAGGGTTTCAAAAACCTTCCCGAGCGCGGTGGTACTCTTCTGCTCCAGAATGGCGGCCGTGTCCTGTGTGACAGCAGGTGCGGTATCATCACTTACCGGCGTGACATTAATGGTGAACTCAACCACGCCCTGTTCAGCAGCGTTATAACGACTTTCAAAGCTGTTTATCAGCACATTTAACGTGCCGTAATCCGGGTGAAGCAGCTCCCCGGCACCAGGAGCACGAAGGGCATCACGCAGACGATTTCGCTGTGTCTGAACATCATCCCCCATCACAAGTACACTGAACGTAAATTCAGCCAGTTTAGGTCCCAGATCGTCTGCACCACCGGTTTCCCGTAACGGATATTCCCGACGGACAATGTTTCGCCCGCCACGTTCGCGCTGCTCACGCCAGACGAGGAACGGCACACCACGGAACGCACCACGACCGTCACCAGAGGCCATAATTCCCTCCGTTCCAGACATTCACATCCAGTCCGTGACCGGACGTGTCATCAATATCAATACTGCGAGCCTGCCACCCTTCCGGGGCAACCAGCTCCACACGGGCAGAGGCTTTTTGTACCGCCTGTCCACTGCTTTCATCATCACTGCCCCGTAATTTCTGCCAGGCTTCAGTCAGCCATCCCCCCAGATAGTTACCGAGATAGCTGCCCACCGTAGAACCAATGGCAATCCCCACAGGTCCGGCTGCCGCCCCCAGCGCACCACCGGCAATACTGCCTGCAAGAGAGCCGACCGCTTCTCCCTTGTCTGTGGCACTGGCGCTGCCATCCAGCAGAACCGGGGCTGCCATCGCGCCAGCCCACAGGGCACCGCCACCCAGCCGGCCGGCCAGTCCACCGGCACTGCGGAAAAAGCCGGAGAAACGCCCCAGCCCCATGCGGCTACCGACAGACGAAAGTAACCCACCGGCGCGCCCCATCATGCGCCCCCAGAACCCTGCCCCACCAGAAGAGGGAGACGGTGGCACTGGGGACGGTGGCAGGGGAGGCGTGACCGGTCTTCCGCGCCCCGGTCCGCGTTTCCTGCGGCCCCGCCCCTGACGTCCGCCTGAGGAAGTATCGGTCGCGCCGGTGCCGGACAGTCCTCCTGTGGGCCAGTTTGTTACAAGTACTGGCTGAACGGCTGCCGGATTTACCCCGGTAAGAAAGTTTATAAAACGTTGCCCTCGTCCCTGAGATGTGCCTGGTGGTGTTCCGGCCGGAGGAGAGCGCCGGAAAGGTGAAGTCAGGAAGGCCGCCGCTGATAATCCGTATCCCAGCAATGCAGCACCCGGACGTATAATCCCCGTTCCGACAGCCCGCGCCATTTTCAGGGCACGGGTGGCGAGATACATGTACAGCAGGTATTTCGCGGCGGTCTGTGCCCCCTGACCAATGCGATCCAGCGCATCACCATAGCCCGCATCCCGCAGAGCCTGAAGCGTGTCGCGTACCTTTCTGATCGCCTGATAAAACCCTGTCACTGCATCACGGGCATACTCAAAGCCCTGGTTCATGGCTGATGCCGTGCTTTCCGCCAGGGAATGGTAACTGCCATCAGATTTGGCACTGTCAACCCATGAAAGAAATCCCCTGAGATTACCCTTCAGTTTTTCAAATGGCCCACTGTCCATCACATCCCGGGCAAACTGATCCCAGACGTCACCCATCATGGCCGTCAGGCCACTCCAGGAATTCATTGCGTCCTTTTGTGCTCCCCTGGCCTGTTCCGCCAGCGTCTGAAATAACAGGCGAATACTGTCCGGCCCAAGCAGCCCTTTTTCACCAAGTTTTCTGACCACTTTCTGGTCCACACCCAGACGATCAGCCAGCACGCGGTAGGCATTAATGCCGTAGGTGGCAAGAATATTTGCATCCGCCGCCTGAATACTGCCTCTTGCATACATCTGTTTCAGTTGCAGGGATGCCCCCTGTGCATCGGACAGTGACCAGCCGCCCACGGCACCCTGATCCTGAAGCATGGTGACAAAATTTCGGGCCTCCCTGTCACTCATACCAAAGCCCAGACTGGACGTATATTCCTGCATGACGCCAGCCAGCCCCCAGGTGGTTTCCTTCGCATTCTGTATTGCCCACCTGCGGACATCATCAGTTTTCGCCCGATCCCCTTTGTAAAGGGAGTTCAGGCGAATCATATAGGTTTCCATCTCCGCTGCCGGGCGAATAAATCCCCGGTTAAAGCCATATACAGCAGCACCACCGGCCAGCATTCCGTAAAGATTGCTGATCCGCCCGATGGTGCCGGTAATACTGCCCTGAAGACGGTCAAAATCAGAAGTGACATGGCGGATACTGCCCCGCACCCCGGCCAGCGTGCGCTGCATCCTGCTTCCGAGTACATCTGTTTCCTGCCCGGCACGGCGGGCAGCATTTCCCAGGCCACCCAGCCCCGCCTGGCCGGAGCGTGAGAATGCCCCCAGCTCCTGTGACCACTGGCGGGATTTGGCTGAGATATTGCCGAGCAAATCAACTATCAGAGATGCTCTGAGATTTCGGGCCATACTTACTGCTTCGTTCTGATGATTTTTTCTGTCTGTCGGCAGTGCCGGTAAAGTTGCGACAGGGGGAGGTTAAGCGCCCATTCCGGACCGCTTTTTGTCACCATCCCCAGGATAATTGCCGCTTCTTCAATCTGATCCCGACACTGCGCCTGATCGCCCCCGGTCAGCTGCCAGCTTTCCGGCAAGCGCGGTATCCAGCAGGCTGACCGCTGCCATCAGGCGGGAGAGATCGCGCTCGCTTAACTGTCCAATCTGACGGGGTGACAACGGACCTTCAATGTCTCCCACTGCGGCAATCTGACGGCGCAGCAGTGCAACACCGCGTAACGACGGAGACGCTATCAGCATCGGGCCATTGTTTGTCTCCACCACGCGCTCGGCTTCTGCTTCTGCGTCAATACTGTCTTTCGCTGTCAGTTCCCGGAACGTGACACGATATTCACGGGTCTCACCAAACGGCAGACCATCAAGCAGATCCACATATCCCTTTGCCAGTTGCTCTGTCAGCCCGGCAGTGCGTGGATCAGCCCCCTCAAGTGCTTCCCGGATTGCCTCCATCACGGCTGCCTCGGAAACTGCCGTTTTTTTCTTACGTGTGGTCATTTTATTTTTCCTGATCACTGAACACGGGTACTGGAGGCGCTGGCGAACTTCACGGAGATCTCCCCGCCACCGTCAAGCGAGGCCGGTTCACTGCTCCAGGCCTTCGTCATCATGTGGACTTCGCCGGTATCCGCCACAAACTCGATAGTGACCGCAGTCCAGTTGTTGATTTCATCGGCGGCTGGTGAACCTTCTCCGCCTGCCGGAAATTTGCAGTCCAGCGTCGCTTCACGTGGTTTCTGGCGGTAACCATAGACTTT